AACTTGTACATTGATGTGGACGGCACGTATCCGGTTTGTTATTCGTCCACGGATACCAAAATCGGTTTTGACGACGACCTGGAGTTCGTGGGTGCGCAAAGCATCGGCACAAGCGCGGGCAATTTGACGCTCGCGCCGGCCGGTGACGTGGTGCTGACTCCCACGGGCGGCGACGTAACGATCACGGGCGCGATGTCATTGACCGGCGCGTTTTCACCCAACAGCGTGAGCGTGACGGGCGGTGTGACGTGCACGGCGCTGAGTGTGACGGGTACATCTGCCATGACCGGCGCGTTGAACCTGGACGGCGACCTGACGTTTACGGGCGCTCAACAGGTCACGACCAGCGCGGGAAACCTGACCGTGGCGGCAGCGGGCGACGTGGTGATTACGCCGGTCGGCGGCGACATCACCGTTACGGGAGCATTCGCGCTTGACGGCGACCTGAACTTCACCGGGGCGCAGGCGATCACGACCACCAGTGGGAACCTATCGTTGACGCCGGCCGGTGATCTTGTGATCAATCCCACCGGCTCAGACGTGACGATTACGGGCGCGGTGGGCTTGGATGGCGATCTTAACTTCGCCGGAGCGCAGCAGGTTACGACGACTTCGGGAGACCTGACGCTCGCGCCCACGGGCGACGTTAAACTCACGCCTACCGGCGGCGACGTGGATGTAACCGGCGAGTTTAGCGTGAGCTTGGGCGCGACGGTCGGGCATTTTACGTGCAATGGCGACGCCGTTTTCAGCGGTCATGTTCTGGGCCGGAATCTGTTGATCCCGATTCGCAAGTGCCTCGGCACCGTGCCGGGTACGCTGATTCATGCTGACGGCGGCATGACGATTCCGGGCGCTACAACGGCCGTGTTGTACTGCCCGGTCGAGTTGGATGTCGGCGAAGAGGTTACGACCTACACGCTGTACGGCGAGATTGTTGACACGGGCGCCGATACGGTAAACGCCGTGTTCAACGCGCTGGACAACTCGAACGGCGCGGCTGACGCGACGGGCGATGCGAGCGGCGTAATCGTGCAAGTCACGGGGTCAACCGGCGACTTCGCGGGCGCGCCCGCGGACATGACGGACGTGACGCTGGCGACTAACAAGGCGTATGAGGTCAAAGTTACTGTCGTTGCCGGCGCGGAAAGCGCGGGTGTACGGCTGTTCTCCTTGAACATCGCCTACAACTCGAAACCGTAAACAAGGGCGTTCTCCTCCAGCCTGCACGGGCGCAGCAGGTAGGTTGCGCCGCTTGGGAGGGAAGTGTTATGCCAAAAATCAAGATCATGCAAAACATGATTTACAGCGGGCAGACGTTGTTTCCCGGCGCCGTGATTGACGTGTCGGAACAATGGTTCGTCGCGCACACGGAATGCCACGGGAAGTCGCCGGAGCAATTGTTTTGCCTGGCCGAAGAACCGCCGTTACCGGCCGTCGAGCCGTTGCCAGTCGCCGCGCTGTTACAACCCGAAGAACCGGCTGTTGTCGTGCGGCCAGCAAAACCCCGCAAGAACCGCTGAGTAAGCTATGAGCGCCGACGTTTACGATCTGACTTATACCGACGTTCAAGGCCGTGTGGGAATATCGTTTTCCACGGACAGTACACCCACGGCGGCGCAAGTAACGACGGAAATCACTCGTGTTGCCGCGGCGGTATCGAATGCCGTGGCGGCGACCGGGCGGTCGCCCGGTACGTACATTTCCACGGCGACGGGTCAAGACAAGCGCACCTATTACGTATTGCAAGATGCTGTACTTTTGGGCGTCACGGCTTATGTCGTAAAGGCCGCATCGCCGGCTGAGGTGGATAAACACAAAGAAGCGGCTGACGCCTACGAAAAGCGGTTACAAATGATCCGCGATGACGATCCGCTTGTTTATGGCGCAAGGCGCGTGGGCGTGCGCGGCCACGTCACGGACAATATTGATGACCTCGGCGAGGTTGCTGATTACGCTTCGCCGATTACTCACACGGATCGGGAGTGGTAGTATAGTATGATTTACTTGCACATAAAATCTTCACCCGATCATGTGCTACTCAGCCACGGTTTCCGCGCGGCGGCGGCGGCAATGCAAAACCTAACGCCGATGATGGAAGAAATCGGTAACGAGATTGCATCGGTTAACGAGAGCGCCTTTAACTCCGAGGGCGGCTCCACGGAAAGCGGAATCTGGAAAGAACTGTCCCCCAGGTACAAAGCATGGAAAGACGTTCATTTCCCGCGCCGGCCGATTTTGGAAGCGACACGCACGCTCCGTGAAGCCCTGACGACGAAGACTTCCGGCGAGCACGCGGTCCGCGAATACGGTAACGGTACAATGGTTTTCGGCACGCGCGGTGTTGCCTATGCGCTGGCGCATCAAGAAGGTTGCGGGAAGGTGCCGCGCCGCGCGTTTTTCGATAATGACGAAAAGTTGTTCAAGGTCAAGGGCGTGGTAGATAAGGCAGTACAGCGGTTTATCGTTAACGCCGAACGCAAGGCAGGATTCCGCGATGGGCAGCCGACGGTTTAACTGTGGCGACATAGCATTGCTGGCGTTGCGACGCAACCTGCCGGCGCTGCTCAATCGCTATGCGCCGCTAATTGACGCGGCGGACGCCTTCGCGGAAATCGTTTCCATCAATGATGGGCCATACACGTTGACGGCGACGAAAAGCATTTTCGATTACGGTTAACGGCGTGTCGTTTACCGGCACTTTGACGGCCGCGGCCTATTCGGCGACGGACCTGGCAACCGCCTTGGCGGCCGGGCTGACAAATGCCAGCGCTGAATTGTTGAGCACGGTCGCAACGGTTAGCGCCTACACGGAAGGCGCGTACACGCGGCTAAAAATACGATCCAAAACGGCGGCGGCGGCCGGTACGCGCCGCTCGCTGAAAATCGAAATGACGGCCGCAAACGACGGAACAACGGTCGTCGGTTTGATGGTCGGGCAAGACAGCGTGGAGGACGGAATTGTTGTTCCGAAGGGCGAGAACTATTTTTGGACGCACCTGAAAGAACCCGGTGTTTACCGCGCGCATCCTGGCGTGTTTCTCCGCGAAGACTACCGGGAAACGCCGCTGCCTGAGTATCGTGGGCAGATTGTACGGGTAACGTTTCCGATGTTAATGACGCAAAGCGGCGGGCACCCGTTGGGCGTACTCAATGCAACGCGGCGGCTCATGCACGCGCTGCAATACGCGCTGTACGAAAACAACACGCTAAACAACGAAGTGGTACATGAGTTTATTGAAGACGGCTGGGAAGTCGGGGCCGGTGAAAAAGTAGAATCAAGTTACTTGGCCGGTGCGGTGTTTACGTTGGGCGTTGACGTGGCGGCTTATTCGTGAAAGGCAGCACATGAAAACCATCGTTGAATTTTGTGGCGCGGGCATTCGTGACGCGCTGGGCTTTAAGTGGACGCTGGGCGACAAACACGAAATTGACCTGACGCCGTTCGGCGTTGCGGAGTTGAATCACTCGCCAGACTGGCGGGCGGAAATACCGATAAACCTGACGCCGCCCGCTGCGGCGGGCGCGGAGGATCAAGACAATGGCTAACGAGACGAAATTCTACGTCCACCACAAAGGGACCGTAATGACCGCGCCGCACGCCGTGGCGGGCGATGCGTGGGTTGATTCGATTCCGACGTTTCTTAACGCCAAGCAAATCGCCGTGGATAGCCTGACGTTGGGGCATCCTGAAAAGCAGCAGATTCGCAATCGCCCGCGCGCGAGCGGTTTAGACGCCTCGTTCATCGCCTACGGCGCGGAAGGCGCCGGCGACTGGACGTTGAAATGCACGCTGTCACCGTCTGGTACGGCCGGCACAGCGCCCGATATTCAAGATATTCTGGAGTGCGCGTTCGGCACGGAAACGCTTGTTCCTGTAACATCGGCGACTTACTCTCTCAGTTACACTGACGACGAGTACCTGCGGGCGTTCGCCATGTACTACACTGCGGACGGCGGCGGCCAAGGCCACGTTTACGCCGGCTGCATCGTGGAGAAGATCACGATCACGGCCAAGGCCAACGACGTAGTGAAGTTCGAGGCCAGCGGGAAGTTTCTGAAACATCAACACTACATGCAGTCGAAACTCGATGCGGCAATCGTGGCGGTTGACGCTACGTCCATGACGCTGAGCGATGACGAGCTTGGCGCGATCTGGGGCACTAACGTTGAGACCACGGATCTTTGCTACCTGCCGGTGAAGATTGATACCGAAGTCGTGATCATCACGAAGTGGGTTGCCGCGACGCATACGGCGACGATCACGCGCGCGCAATACGGAACCAGCGGCGCGACGCATCTGATTAATGCTGAAGTCATGGCCTGGCAGCCGACGGAATCGGTTAACTACAACCCGGTTTCCACGGAAAATTCCGCGAACACCTTGACCGTCGGGAGCACGCCCTACGATTTCGTGGATTTCTCGTACACGGCGGATTGCGGAAACGAGGTGATCGATCAAATCGAGCGCAGCCAGACCACGCGCCGACATCTGCGCAAGAAGGAAATTTCCGTCTCGATGGAATTTACCTCGCTCTGGGACAATAAGGACAAGCGAGACCTGTTGAGCGTGGCGTACAACAAAGCGGCGGCGATTGCAACGACGATGGTGCTAGGCGGCACGGCAGGCAAAATCTGCACGCTGGCCTTGCCGCAGGGCTATCTCGAAACCAAGGCGCCGCCCACGCCGCCGGACATGCTGCCAGAGCAAGAAACGGTGGTCGGTTTCACGATCAAGGGCCACGCTTCGGCGGCGACCACGACCGACACGACAACCGTGACGTTTACCTAATCGGCAACCAAAAACTGGAGGAACGAAAATGCTTGCATTGTACCAAGAGTACCGGCCACGGTACATGGGCAACGACAAAGACCCGGATTGGTTTTCGATCAAGATTCGGCGGGGGCTGCCAAAAAAAATGCGTGAGGCGTTCGAGCGAATTTCCGAGATCGCCAAGGCCAACAAGGAAAATCCCGATCCGGCGGTCAATGAGGCGTATCTCGTAACGGGCGCCGAGCTGATTCGTCAGGCGTGCCTGCCTTCGCTATCGCGCGAGATCGAGGTTGACACCGGCAAGGGCATTCAGAAAATCAGCACGATTGCCGATCTGTTGGAAGTCACGGGCAACGACGCGGTGTTGATCAACGAATTGGGCGCCGCGATCTATCGGGCTTCGCAACTGACGGAGCGCGAAGAAAAAAACTCCGGCACGCCGCCTGGGGACGATGGTACGCTGGCGACAGGCGGCAGTGCGGTTCCGATCAACGGCCATGCGTCCACGACTGCCGACGCGGAAGCACCTGGGGTTTCGTCAAGCCCGGCCGGCGCGTAGTCGTATTCAAGAGCGAGTTCTGCCCGCTGTTGGGCTTGCGACAACTGCCCGGCTGGCTCGTGATGGTTCTCGCGGAGATCGACGATGAGTCGTTATTACAGCACGCCGGATACCAGACGGCTGCATTTGACGATGACCGGCCGGCGATTTTGGTTGACGCTAAAATTGTTGCCTTGCGCGAGTTGATGATGATCCGCCACGTTAGATCGCTGGAGCAAGCCGACGAAGACGCGGCGCGCGGTGAAAAGTAATGCGTGACTGGACAATCAAGATCGGCGGCAAAGACGAGGCCAGCAGCGCGATCCGTGGCGTGGCAAAAAGCATCCTGGCGATGGGCGCGGCCTACCTGTCGTTACGTGAGGGTTTGCAGTTTGCGAAAGAGGCTATCGCGGCTTCTGCTAATCAGGAGAAACAAGAGCGGCGGCTGTGGGCGGCGTTGCAGCAGACGGGCCAGGCGACGACCGCGAATTTCGAGGCGCTAAACAAGCAGGCCGCGGCGCTGCAACAGCTGACGACGGTGGAAGACGATGCGGCGTTGGCCGCGCAAACGATGTTTATTCGGTTAGGAGCCACGACCGCCGAAGCGGCCAAGCTCACAGTTAGCGCGGCGGACCTCGCCGCCGTCATGGGCGGCACGTTGGAGCAACGCGCGGTGTTGTTGTCTCGCGCGTTGAACGGCAACACGGTGATGCTCGAACGCCTGGGCATCCACCTGGACAAGACGAAGATCGCGGCCGAGGGCGCGGACTACATCGTCGGCGAGTTGAACAAGAAATTCGGCGGCGCGGCGCAAGCGGAAGTAAATACATACACTGGAACAATAAAGCAACTTGACAATACTTGGGGTGATTTCAAGGAAGTTGTCGGGGACACTGTCGTAAAAAGTGAATCAGCACGTACCACTATGCGATTGCTGAACGATATGCTTACCGACCTTAATGATACGTTAAAACAAACCGACAATAATTACGAGAAATTGATTAGCCGACTTGGCGCGCAAAAGAGCGAACAACTAAAAGCTATTGAGGGCAATAACGAATTAAACAAGAAGGGTCTACAAATATTAAGAGAACAAGGCTTACTTGATGAAGTGGCATATCAAGCCAGCATTGATAAATTAGCAGGCTATGTTGAGGAGCAAAAGCAAAAAGCTGCTACTGATAAAGACGTATTGGATACTCTGGAAATGCAACGCGAGTACGATACATTGACAGCAGCCGCAGCGCTGAAGCGAATAGAGGAAGAGGATCGCTTGCGGCAGGAAAGCATAAAAAAACATCGCCAGTTTATTGAAGATAAAAAGGATGCCGATTTAAATTATGATGCGTTTTTACTTGATTACGATAAGCGTTTAACAGAGAGAAAAACAAAGATATTTGAAGATGAACAACAACGGCTAGATGAGATTGCCGCGTTAATTCAAAAGTGGCGCAACGATGAACTAGCAAAGACGGCGGCACAGCACAAGAAAATAACCGACGCGACGAAAAAACTGAACGATGGTCTTGCCCGGATTGACGCCAAGCGCCGCGCCGAAGCGGAGAAAAACGTCGCGGAGATGATGCCCTACATTCAGGGCGCGGGCGCGGTAATCAATGATGTGTTTTTCGACATCGGCGCGGGCACGGAAGACGTAGCAAAGAAATCCGCGTTAGCTGTCTTGAACTTTGCACGCCAAGCGTTGCAGATGGCCGCGTTGCGAGCGTGGTCTGAGGCGTTGGTTATGATGTGGCTACCTGGCGGTCAAGCATCAGCCGCCGGTCTATTCGCGGCGGCGGCGGCAATCACGGCAGCCGCCGCCGGGCTGAGTCTGATTGCCGGCGTGGCCTCTCGCGGCGGTGAGGCCGCACCCACGCGCGAAGCCCGCACCACCGAGGGCGGGCGCACGCCCGGCTACGCATCAGGGTCTTCTTACGTCCCGGCAACCGGCCTGGCGATGGTGCATCGGGGGGAAACGGTGGTGCCCGCGGCGTACCACGGCGCGGATTATCCGGGCGGCGAGCGTGGTGCCGGCGTGACGGTGTGGAATGTTTCGGCGCTGGACGCGCGGAGCTTCCGCGACGCGATCATGCGTGAGGTGGACGCGGCCTTGCGCCAGCGGTTGACGCTACCTGACGGGCGGGCGGCGCGCCGGCTGAGGCGCTAACATGGCGACGCCGACAAGATTGACATTCATAAAAAACGAGCCGGCGGACGATCTGTCGTTCGTATTGACTTGCGTACCGGACGCCGCAGACGGATTTCCCAAAACGCGGTTGTACGACAACGACCCGCAAGCGGTGTTCAAGGCCGTGACGGCGCAAGCGGCGCACGCGATCAAATACGATTTCGGCAGTTCTCCGCAGGCGTTCAACGCGGCGGCGCTGGTCAATCACAACGTACCGTCCACGGGATTTAATATCAAGCTCCAGGCCAACGCCACGGATTCGTGGGCCGCGCCATCGATAAACACGGCGTTCACCTGGCGCGACAAAAACATGCACGTTTTTGTGAGCAACTCCACGGCCTATCGGTTCTGGCGGATCTTGATTCAGACGACGGCGGGCTTCATCGTGGACGTGGACGGCGGCGGTTTTCCGGGGGCCGGCATAGTTGGTACAACGGTCATTGGCGGGGCCGGCGACGGCGCGCCGTTTCAATTGACGCTGGGCGAGCTTGTGTTGGGCGCGGCCGTGGAGTCGCCGCTAAACCCGGTTTTCAGCACGCCGGAAGGATGGGTTTGGCCGACGATCAAAAACCAGTTCTCGTTCGGCGGTGACGTGCGATACGCCTACGCGCGCACGCGCGTCATGCGGTTTCGTTGGGCGGACTCGATTCTCAGCGACACGAATCTCGGCACGTTTTACGGCTT